TCCCGCTTGTTTTGGTTTATGTGTAGCTTGTCTTTTGTTCAAACAGTTATCGTCACTACACGAATAGGCAGCGCACCCTGGGACACGACAAGCCCTTGGGGCACTAGATGGCAAGATCACCTCTCTTTCGTCCACTCAACGGGTATTAGTCCGTCAGCGTAAAGGAATCCATGACGTTCACACCAGCCTCCGTAGGTGGTGCTAGATGTCTTGGACAGACGTTGGTTGCTATTACTAAAGACAAAGCGAATGTCTAAAGCTGGATGTTGGTCCTTGATTAGAAGGTGCTTAGTCCTATCGCTAGGAATGAAGCGACCTTTCGTCTCAACGATTATCCCGTTCGAAAGTCTAAAGTCAGGCGTGTAGGTTCTCGCCTTCGAGACGAACTTGATTTTGTATTTTTCATATTCATATTCAACATTGTACCTCTCTAGATGTTTCGAGTTATCTTGCTCAAGACCAGATCGAAAGCCAGCCTTGAGTGCTGATTGTCTTAGCTTCGTGCGGGAGGTTGCCATACTTGACCTTCCTCACGTCGTAGCCACAGGAGACGTGCGTTCTCTGTGACCTTCTCCTCGTCGAACTCATAGGCTGCTATGCAACTTAGGTAGAGTTCGTATTCTGTCTTCTTGTTGTACAGCATTTTACCAGCTTTCACTGGACCAACGCCCTTGATACCAAACACATTGTCAGCCTTATCACCCATTAGGATTTGAGTGTAGAAGAACACAAGCCCCTCAAACTCATCAACCTTAACTAGTGTTTTCTTATTTAGGTTGTAGTGGTGGCAAGGAACCTGAAGGAAGTCCTTGTCGATAGAAGCAATGACAGCATCAGGCCCAAGCTCCATAGCTCGGATAGTGATGTCATCGTCTGCCTCTTGGCCACTAGAGACCTTTGCGTTGTAAGCTTCAACTAAGTAGTCACGAAGACCTTGCAGATGCTCAGGCTTTGGTTTCCCTGAACGGTTCTGCTTGTACGTAGGTTGAACGTCAAAGCGGAAGTTACCTTTGCCAGTAATGAACATCTCATAGTTCTCAGAGGTTGCGCTAAAAGCTACAGCCTCCAAGATTTCCTCTACGATCTCATCAATCTTATCTTGTGCATCCTCTAGTGGCTGCCCCTCGCAAGAGAAAGCAGCCCTATAGGTTAGGATGTCACCATCAATTAGGATCTTCATTTGTGAATTTCCTCTAGTGTCTCGTTAGCCCACTTGAGGTAGGCCTCCGCTTTCTTCATGTCCTCTGTTGGATTACCTTTATAGAAGGCACGGTGGTTGTACTTCATGACATTCCCACGACAGTAGGCGATGAAGCCTTCCTTACCCAAGACTTGCTTGATGTAATCAATGCATTCAACGCCACCTGAGTGGTTGTAGTGGAAGGGTTTACCTACAGCATCAAAGCTGCATTCACCACAGTGACCACGGTCATCCAAGAGATTATCACATGTGTCGCAATACTCCCCGCCAACCATTAGAACGTGTCCATGTCGATAGTGGAACCTGACTGACCAGTGAACTCAACGAGCTTATGGACTGCAACCTTCTCCAAACGCTGGATAGACTTCTTACCATCTGCCCAAACGGATACCTTTACAGTAACCTTAGAGCAATTACCTAGCTCACCATCGTCTGTCATTGACCACTTCTTGAGGCTTTCACCTTCACGGAAGTCAAATACTGTAGGTGCACCACCCCACTCTAGGGCAATTGGGTGGACGTTAGGACGCTTGAGCTTAAGGTATTTGCCTGTGCCAAGCTCAGGATTACCGATCTTGATAGTATCGTGACCCATTGAGGACACTGGTGCACCTGCTTTAAAGTAAGCTTCGAAGCCTTCTGTAGTCTCAGGGTAGAAGTTAACGTTGTATTGTCCTTGTGTCTTCTCGTGATAATCTCCGTTATCCATGTTCTCTGGGAACACTCGTGCATATTCTACGAACCCTGTCATAGAAACGATTGTTGTTTTACCTTTAGCCATCTAGTGGATCTCCGCATAATTATTGCCCACTGCGTAATCTACGCCTAGTGGAACATTGAGTTTCATTTTGTCGTTGAGCTTGTCCTTGCACTCAAGAAGCACACGCTCTGTTCTTTTGTGGTCATCAGTAGCTACGATAACCTCATCGTGGAACTGTCCGATAACCTTTTCACCAGCAGCCTTAACCAACATAACATATTGGTCAAAACAATAGACACCAGTGCTTTGGTTTGTGGTTGACCAACGGTCCTTTTCGGAACGTAGGCTGTGCCAGAAGCCTGAGACTTCATTGTAAATCCAAGCTTCGCCTTTGATCTCTCGTACCTTTCTAGTTTCTGCTATCTTCTGCACTGCCCAGTTACGACCCCAGTAGGCTTCAATGAGCTTCTTAGCTTCACCTTGGGGTAGTCCTGTTGTTCGTGATAGTGTCGCTGGGCCTACACCGTAGACACAAGCGTAGTTAGCAGCCTTGTAGCCCTTACGGACTGAACCAAGGTTGATACTACCAGTATTGTGTTGGTCTATCTGTTCTTGGGTTACAGCCCCAGCATGTTTAGCTAAGTCCAAGTGTGGGTCAAAGCCATCCAACTGCATCTCAGCTACATAGTCAGGGTCAATAGGTTGCATGTAGTGTCGCTTAGTGGTGTCCTCTAGGGAAACCATATCACAACCAACAAGCACCTCACCTTCTGGAGCAATCAAGCAGCCTCTAAGTTCTTTTCCCCAAGGCTTATCAACAGCAGGGAGGTTAACTAAAGGCTTCCTATGTTTGAAACGGAAGGTGTTAGTGAGGCCTGAGATACCTGCTGAGAGCCAACCATCTTTCTGACACTCTAGGTAAGCATTAACAACACCAAGTCTGTGACTGGTAACTGTTAGGTCTTCCAAGAGTTTGATTGAAGGTTCTACTTCAGCTAGTTTAAGTACACTAGGGCATAGCTCAGAACCATCCCGTATCTGTGGGATTTTACGTTCTTCACCGATGTTGTCCCCTCGGACGTACTTGAAGGTTTCAGGAACCCAACCAAGATCATAAAGCCAGTCTTTGACTTGCTCATGGCTGTTAGGGTTACCAGCTTCATCCTTAACGAATACAGTCATAGGCTGCATGGTTGATGCTGGCATGTAGGCTTCTTTAAGGAGCTGTTGCCAAGCCTCGCCTCTAATAGAGAGTGTGCCATCTTTCTTGTGCATCACTTTTGGCGGGTTCATTACTTTTGTAATAGGCTTTGTGGGCATAGCTGCGGACAGTTGTGCCTGTGAACTCTCTTTCATTTGTTGTAGTGTCTGTTGTAGCTCTTGTGCTTTAGGTACATCTAAGCGCCAACCTAAGACCTCTTGGTCCCTAGCGCATTGCATCTTGAACGTCAGGTAGTCAGTGAGACGCTTTTGCTCAACTTCGTCACGATAGAGACGTGAAAGCTTACGCTCTAGAACCTCTAGAACTTTGAGGTTGATTGCTACATCTTCCTCACAGCGGTGCTGATAGTCCCCATAAGATAGGTTGTCCCAGTCGTCCACTTTAGGTTTAGCTACGCCTACTGTAACACCCCATTCCCCTAACCCATGTCGGACACGAGTAGGTTCTAGGTACCAAGAGAGTGGCAGAGTGTCGATGATGTCAGCATCTGTGAAGATGTCGAACATCTGTAGGGCTGGAAGGTCAAAGGCAACGATGTTGTGGCCTACGACTGTAGTAGCTTTATGCATTACCTCTTGGATAGTGCTGTGGTCGTTAGTGCTTTGGACTACACCAGAACCAACTACAGACCACGAGAAGACATGGATTTTAGTTAGCTTGTCTAGAAGTCCGTCTGTTTCTATATCGAATACGATTTTCATGTTGTTTCCTTAAAGTGGTGCCATCGTAAACGTGTTTAAGTCAAACAACATCTCGCCAGCTAAGCCCTCCTCTGATGTAGGACGGTTCTTTTCGATTATCAGTCTTGTAGTGTTTCTGTCTTCTATGTCATCAGAACTCTTATCACGATCCAAACGGATAATAACAGAAGCCCTTTGACCAATCATCTTGCAGTACTTGACCTCACCATCATCATTAGTGTGAGCAATTGTGATGATACCTACGTTAAGATCAGCAGCAACCTTAGAGAGACGAACAGCTAGCTCAGCAAGCTTAGCCTCTTTGTTCTCCTCAGAGCCTGTAGACACTGCATCTTGGATAGGTTCAAACATAACGAACTTACAATCGTAAGCTTCTTTGAACATCCTGATCTGAGTGATTAGGTCATCCTCTGTCTGTCCATCTTTCATGTAGTATTGATAGTAATTCTCACTGTCACCCAAGCGTTTGATACTGGCACGGACTTCTTCAGTCTTACCTTTTTCTTCCACTAGGTCTTTGCGAGTTAGATTGTCCTTCAGGTCGTAACTAACCAGACCCAAGACACTACGGAGCTTTGTTTCCTCAAGGTGCATAGTAGCAAAAGGAACATCACGTTTAATGAAGTTCCACTCAAGGTATCGCATTAGCTCAGTCTTACCTATGCCTGTTGGGGCCTTGAAGACTGTGAAGTGTCCTTGCATTAGCCCCATAGCTTTAGCATCGAACTCAGGGATGCCTGTAGGGACGTAGGAGTGGTCTGGTGTGTGGTCGAATAGCTTTAGTAGGTCATCAGCACTATGGAGGATGTTGTCTGGCATAAAGCGCTGGGCGTTAAACCATGAGCTTTTGTACTCAGAAGACTTACCAGCCATAAGGAACTCATTAGCGTCCTTGTGGGTGCTGTGATCTACACGATAGACCTTCTTGGGGAAGATGTTGTTTATCTTCTGGGCTACAGCATCACCTGGGCCATCAGCATCTACAGAGAGAATGATCTTCTCAAAGCCATCTAACCAAGGGACTACGTTTTCCCAAAAGACTTTAGACGGATTAGCTGATGGTAGTGAGACTACAGGGTTAACGTAACGATTACCTACGCCACCTAGCATCTGCCAAGCACTTAGGGCATCTAGTTCCCCTTCTACTATGGTTACTGACTTAGAACTACCACGAGTGAACAAGTTCATCCCGAATAGCTCATCCATCTTACCAGTAGCTGTAAAAGACTTAGGGAACTTACGTGTCTTTGTAGAACCTGAAGGGTAAACGTAGTCTTGACTGATAGGCTCACCTGATGGGGACACTTTGGTTCTAACGCCATAGTGCTCCATTGTTTCCTTAGTGATACCACGGATACTGATGTAGCTATAGTTACCCTCTTGGGCAGTAGGGATGTAATCATTATAATCATCATCGCCACTATCACCCAATGGGTAGAGCGCTAGTGTTTCCTCAGAATACTTAACGCCCTTCTTAGGGTACGAACTACCACAAGAGAAGCAGACGCCATAACCATCAGTGTTATAGGCGAACGCATCGCTGCTAGGACACGTAGGACATGGCTGTCTGGTAATCTCAGCCATTGTCGTATTCCGCACAGTCTTGCTTACGGGTAGTGACAGTGCCATCTGGCAAACGATAGTAGGTCATGTGTTTAGTCCTTTGTGTTGTATTGTTTAATAAGGTCGAATACGTGTGCTAGGCCTAAAGCTGCAAAGAAGCCACCATAGAGCCATGGGAGGACCGATAGTGTAGCTGTAGGCATCATAGAAGCATAATCGAACAGCATTAGTCCTGTTGACATAGCTACGAAGATGAAGACTACAGTAAGATGCTTAGATTTGTTCATGTGCTTAGCTCTGGATACATAGGGTAACCGTTATGGGTCTCCTCACGTAGCTCCTGTAGAATTAGCATGTGGTTAGCATCTACTATGCTTAAGAACCCTTCAGGGTCCAAGAGTGTCATGTCTGTTAAGTATTCTAAGAATTCATATTCTTCTAGTTCTGATAGGGCCTGTAGGGCCTTATGGAGACTATCGGTCATCTTATGTTTCCTTATGTAGTAGTATTATGAATATTATTATGGATGTACTATAGTGGAACTATAGGGAACTATAGTATACTAATGTTAACTATAGTAATACTAATGTACCTATCCCATTCTTCTATAGTGAGGGTTTTTGGATACCCTTGTTTTTAAAGGGTTTTATTGATACCAAAAAGGACCACCAGAGTTAACTAGCGGTCCTTCTTCTATAGTGAGGGTTTTTGGCTATTATGAGAACGAATAGTCCGTTTCAATGATGCCACCTAGGTCTAAGTTACCCATAGTTGGTAGTTCTACAAGACCACCAGAAAGCTCCTCATTGAGCATCTTAGCTACCTCTTGGCTGTACAGTGTAACGAACTCCTCACGAATGATTTGAAAGAAGCGCCCTGCGTCTGCTGCATGGCAACCAAAGCTGTCATGGATCATCGCTAGGCTGTGCATTTGTTCCCTTGAAGCTGCTAGAGCGACCATACGGATGTGACAAGCGTCTAACGAGTGGATTACGTTAGGTGAGATGCTGCTAGCCATCTTACGTGTGTCCACTTTGTCCGTAGGCACACTGTACTGGGACTGCACACGGCCACCATTAACAAGGATATCCAAGCGATTAGACTTCTGGGTCTTGTAATTCTGCACAACAACCATCCCATCAGGTGTAGTCCACTGGGTAGCTTCATTACGTCCACGGACGCAAGCTTGCAGCCAACCTTTAGCTTCAGCAGCCTTAACCACGATATTTTCTATCTCATCAAAGGTGGTTTTAGCAAGATAATTACAAGCTAAGAACACCTCATCTTTAGCAAAGGCATCACGATCAGTGGAGATAACGTACTCCTTGATCTGGTCAGTCATCCCAGGAACCTCAGAAGAATAGCCATAGGTCATTGTAGGCGTTTTAAAGAGGCTACGGGTCATAAGTCCCGATTTGAGCCACTGGGAGGCCAAGGTATCGCTAGAGGCGCTCAAGGTGGCCTCTACGGCGCTCTTAACGGCTGCATAGATGTCTTGGCGGTCTAGGTTAGGCAAAAGGTTAACCTCACGGCCCCCTACTTCGTCCTTGAACATAGCTGAGAAGTGCTGAAGACCAGAGCAAGAACCATCAAAAGCGACTGGTAGGGTGCTCATGAAGTCCTCTGGGGCCTCACAGTATCCAGCCCACTCAATACAGCCCCTAAGGAAGCCCCAAGGGCTATCAGCAGTCATCCAGAAGGCCTTATGCTCACCAAATGGGTTATTAGCCACTTCAACTAGCATATCTTCGTTCTCAAAGACCCAAGAGACACGATCTGCAAGGGATAGCTTGTCATTACCGAACTCATTAGCAATGTGGATAGCAAGGAAGCTCTCAGCACCATCAGCAATACGCTTGCCTTCAGCGAACGAGAGGAGCGCTTTAGCTAGTTTGTTGCCCTGTGGGGACAGACCGTCAACCATTGGATAGACACGACCCCTCCAGTCCATGTTATGGGGGAACCAGATAGCATCACGATCCTTGAACTCATCAGCAAGATTAAGGACTGTAGTAGCCCCTACACGGATGCTAGTGCGCTTTGCACGGTCATCTTTATAGTTGAACGGAAGGCAGTCTAGGTCCAATCCGTCCCCCATAGCCCTCTGAGCGATGCTGAGAAGCCCTGTGTGGACCCTCCAGGCTGTACGTTGGATAATATTGATACTACCCCGCACAGAAGACAAGTCAGCGTCCTGTAGGGCCTCTGTGTGCCCCTCAAAGCGTGTCTTAACTAATGGCTGACGAAGTGTAAGGTAGCCACCGTTTCCCTCTTGGTCCCAATCTTTAGGCTCTACGACCATAGGAAGGTAGACTGGGGCGAACTCAGGGCACAGGTTCATCACTTCAATCATCTCCATAGTCTTGTCAGTAGGCACGAGCTTCTTAAAGCTAGATTTACCACCACCGACTGTAGCATTGTCGATAAGGCCCGCTTGGGCTGCAAGTTCAATGAGTGTAGCCCCTACCTTCAGTTGGTCTTCAGTTGACCAATTAGACTGCATGTTAAAGAAGGTTAGGGTGTCAGCTACAGCCTTAGACTTAGCATTGTCGTTACCTAAAGTGCGCTTAGTGCTAGCTTCAATGTGCTTCACAAGGCCCTTCTTCTCTTTGTCCTTACCAAGCGCTGCCAGTGTGACAGCGTTAGAGACTGCAAGACCAATGTTGATAGCTGTAGCTGTAGTCTTAGCCTCATCATGGCCCAAGCTGTTCACGATTGTCTTTAGAGCAAGGTAAACCACAGCTTCAAGGTTAAGGCCCTTGAGTAAGATGGATGCTGGGGCCTTACGCTTGACAGTCTCTTGTGACTTAATGAAGCCCTCAAGGTTATCAAGCATTGTGTCCATGTTAGCCTTAATGACCTCACGGCCATAAGCTGTGTTAGATTGGCCTTCGTTAGTCTTAGCAGCCTCAATCTGCTTTAGGAACCTAGCATAGCCACGGTCTTGCATCTGGGCTTCTAGCTCGAATTGTGTTATCTTAGTCATGTCTAGTAGTCTCCTGTGCTTCTGTAATAAGTAAATAAGCACTCTAGAGGGCAATCACAACCCCCTAGAGCTAAATTAGTTACTTTTTCTTAGGTGGAGGCATCATTTCATCACAAGGGTCATCACTCATAGTCTTTTACTCCATGTTTCTCAATGTCTTTCAACACAATCATTTGTTCATTATGATCGTCACGAATTGATCAGCAGTATGACCCACAAGTCATATCAGTGGTTTATGATCTACAGACCATTAGAGCAGACCACGACACAGGGAATAGTTCATGCATCTTCTCACTGATCTGGTCTGCTACTAAACGTGTCTCATACTGTGTGTCAGGCTTACAGCGAAGATTACACATGCTAGAGAAGGCATCTAATGACCCAGACCACACCCACTCAGTGAACATATTAACTGGCAAGATCATTCTAGCTTGTTCAGCACAGATGCCTTGGTTAATCATCTTCTCATAACGCTGCACAGTCTCATCCTCAGTCTGCTTTAGGTAAGACGTAGGAAAGTATTGAGAAGCTGCTACACCAACAGACCCTTGCTTAACGTCTGCTGCTGCTGCCCTCCAGACAGAAGGATAGTAGAACTCTGGTCGATCTTTGACGTACCGACGGCTCACTTCTGACATTCTCATGAACTTATGCTTCACAAGTTGCCTAGCTACAAACACTGGTGCCTTGATGTGAAACTTAGCGTAACAGTGGCCGAAAGGTGCGATGTGGCCTTCTCGTGCTAGGAACTTAATGAGCTTGTTGTTGGCTTCCTCTGTGTAGTTCTCAGCTTTCTTGGCGAATGACACTCGTGCAGCTTCAGCTACGTCTTTGTCCTCACCGAAGTGCCCCAGGTAAGTGGCTTTGATCTGTGTCATTTAGTTTCTTCCTTGTAGATTAAGTAAGCCATAGCGGCTGTTGAGATGATTAGTATTACAAGCATTGTTGTTCTCCCTTGTTGACTAAGAGATACTTCAACCAAGAAAGTATTACAACCCCTAAAAGACAAAAGGCCCCATTATTTCTAACAGGGCCTAAAGTTACTTATTCACACTGACGTAGACCAGTAGCAGGGTCATAGTAGCAAGCCCCACCCTCGTCAACGTAATCGCTGTTGTCTACTTCTTCTACCTCTGGGGCTACATCTTCAGAAGCTGATGCATTCAAGATGCCATAGCGCTTACCTGATGCACGGAATGTAGTGCAACCAGAAGCACCACCATCATAAGCAGCCATATAGACTTCCTTGAACTCGTCCCAAGTTACGTCATCACCTACGTTACAAGTCTTAGAACATGCACTGTCAACATACTGGGACGCTAGGTTCAAAACCTTAACGTGTGCCATTACTGGTAGATCATCAGCCTTGCGACCTTTGACACCGAAGACACGATACCCATAGTCATCCACACGCTCCACTCGTGGACCATCAAAGGTCTGGATAGTACGATCAAAACCATAGGAGAACACTGGCTCAATGCCAGAGCTTACGTTGTCAGCAGAGAGGCTAATAGTCCCTGTGGGAGCTACAGACAGAAGGTGACTGTTACGGATACCATGACGCTCAATGAGGTCACGGATGTCTGATGGAAGTGTCTTACAGAAGTCACTTTCAAGCATCTCCCCACGGTACAATGGGAACGGTCCCTTCTCAATAGCCAATGAGACTGAAGCCATGTAGCAAGTGTCACGAATGGTCTTCATGATCTCCTCAAGTACATTGAGGAACATAGGAGAACCGTAATCGTGGCCCAGCGCTTCAATAGCATTAGCTACACCAGTGACACCCAAGCCCATACGGCGCTTAGACTTAGCCTCTAGCTCTTGTGCTGGTAGTGGATAGATTGCACGATCAACTACGTTATCCATTGCACGAACTACATAAGGAATATCGTGACGTAGGCGGTTGTAGTCGAACTGGTAACCACTGTCGTGAGCTGTGATGTACTTAACGAGATTAAAGGAACCAAGGAGACAAGCGCCATTAGGTGGGAGCGGCTGTTCACCACAAGGGTTCGTAGCTGCAATAGTCTCACAGTAGTGCAGGTTGTTCTTTTGGTTGATACGGTCAATAAACAAGATGCCTGGTTCAGCCCAGTCCCATGTGGACCGCAAGATATCATCCCAGAGAGCACGAGCGTTGATAGTGTCGTACACACGACCCTCAAAGGTTAGGTCAAAGTCAGTGTCGTCCTTAACAGCTTGCATGAACTTATCAGTCACACCTACGGACAGGTTGAATTGTGTTAGCGTGGTAGAGTTGTTCTTGATCCGAATGAACTCAGCGATGTCTGGATGGTCCACACGTAGCACACCCATCTGAGCGCCCCTACGGTGACCAGCAGAGCTGATAGTCTTGCAGACTGCGTCAAAGATACCCATGAAGCTCAGAGGGCCACTGGAGCGGCTGTCTAGGCCCTTAATGAGGGCACCAGAGGGACGTAGGGTGCTGAAGTCATAACCAATGCCACCACCAAGCTGCATAGTCTTAGCGGCCTCTTGTGCTGCTGTCATAATGCCTTCCATGCTATCTGGGATAGTCATAGACACAAAGCAATTGTACGGCGTAACTCGACGAGGGGCACCCATAGCTGACTGCACACGACCTGCTGGCATAAACCGCATGCCATAGAGGATGTTACGGAACTCTTGGAAGTGCTGTTCATCGTCCTTCAGTGCATTAGCTACTCGTGTCATAGCGTCCTTGAAGCTCTCCCCTTTGGAGCGATACTTCATCGCATGGATTTCCTCACTGATGCCAATGGTTGGTCCGTAGTTGTGTTCTGGTAGTGAGTTTTTCATTTTAGTTCCTTGTCAAAAATTATCATTATTAGTAGGTAGCTGTTGTTTTCTAGGCTCACACTAAGTCGCCTAAGTCTGCTTGTTTATAGTTAGGCCCCTTTAGAACCTTACCGTCCTCACGGTACAAAGGTTTCCCATCGTCACCTAGCTTGCTCATGTTACTTTCATGAACCCGCTTGAAGGCTTCGTCGATTGGTAGCCCATAGGTTGCTGCGTAGCCATAGATTACATAGAGTAAATCTGCCAGCTCCTTTAGCAAGTTCTCTTTATCAGTAGCATCTATGAACTCATGTAGCTCCTCTATGATAAGCTTAAACCTCATGCTTTCAAGTTCAGCATCATAGCCTAAGTCAAAGCCACAGAGTTGGTCTAAGGGTTGCCCCATAGCCTTAGTGAACTCTCGGACCATCTCATATTGCGTCTTACTCATGTTAACCCCATTCTTCTTCGTTAAACCTACGACCTGTGAGGTCTTCAATTATCTCCTCAAGTCTCTCTAGTTCCTCTACCATAGAGATTGAGATGTCCAAGAGGCCCTCTATCTGTTCTTCAGCATAAAAGCACCGTTCAGCCCATTCGTCCTTAGTGACGTAGTCCATAGTTCTATGTGTCATTGTGTTCTCCTTTGTGTTTCCTTGAGACCTTCCTAAAGTAGGTGTTAAACCCTGTAAACCCCTAAAAGACAAAAAGGCCCCACTATTTCTAGCAGGGCCAATGTT